AGAGTCTTTTCCGTAGAGGCCGGCAATTGGCCGGTTTCCCGAGCCGATTCGACCACCCTTGGTTGGGACCACCTCAATAGCTCCCTGGTCAAGCACAAGAATGTCCTCAATGATTGGCTCCATGAGCGAACGGAACGATTCCATCTTTGCATTTGGCGTGCGGAAAAGGTCTTTAATTTCTTGGACTTTCCTTGGATTTACTGGGCTGTCGGAGTCAATGGCAACAATGTCCCACTTGGCGCGGCTGACTTGGGTGCGGCGAAGGTTGATAGCGGCGCGAATCCAAGGGTTTGTGCGCGACCAGCGACGGAGCTGCTGGGTGCTGCGCTTTGCATGGTGGGTAACGCCAGCAACACCCCGGGCATAAGGGGCATCGTCGTACTCTGGGACTGTGCTCATAGCCTTGTCGGATGTGCCAAAGCTAATGCCAACGCCGCCAAGGATGCGGCCAAAGAGTGACTGTCTTTCTGCCATTATGTCCTTCCATTTTTGCTACGACGGACAGCTGACCAAAAGATATCGTCGGTCATGCGCCGGTTAATAATGTCCTGCATCTCTGCTTTTGTGCAAGAGAGGACCCGTCTACCACCTCGATATCCTACTGTATATGGGGCAAGATACCTTCCCCACCAGGCTGGTGCAACCTGTCGGCCATCGGAGAAATCAACGTCGATAGTATCGTGAACCTCTGGTGGGGTCAAATGTCATCCTCTTCAATACCGTCAAGTTTGTCCTGCTCTTTAAAGGACTGCTCTATGTCAAGTTGATGCTTTCGCTGCTGGGGAACGCTCTTCCTTGACTTCGCAAGGTTATCATAGCACCAGTGGCAAACATTGTACCGCTTTTGCCCCTTGGCCCTTGGGACCATTGGCTCCGGGAGAAGTTCGTTTTCGTGATGCTGGCCAACTGGTCCCGCCATGATCCCACAAGAAGCGCACTGGGGATGGGATCGTTTAAGCTTTTGGTATGTCTCCAGGACCGGGGTAATGGTCTTGTGAAGTCGGATTAGGGCAGAGGCTAGCTCGCGGACCTCTCGTCCGCGCTCTCGTATTTCGTCGCACAGCACGCAGCTAAGCTGCTCGTCGTGTGGCCGGTGTTCAATGTGTTGGTCAATTTCCATAAGGAGATACTATCAACAGAATAATGGGTGGTGTGTGAAATACTGTTGTAGAATATCCATGTATTGTCCGCATGAGGCTTACTTTGGTAAAAAGTAACAATAATCTATCGCCTTCGGGTTGTAGTCTTGGCCCAATTTATTGTTCATAGAGATTAATATCTCATTGACGCAAAGATTCCGCGCCATCAGTATGGCTCGGTACCCTAGGGAGGTAAACGTGGATTTTAAGGTTTATACGAATGCCCTGAAAGCATACGAGGCGTCAAACGGCGACCTTTATGTTACCGGGACGACATCTTCGACAATCCGTGACCTGCATGGCGATGAGATGACACTCAACGCTATTAAGACCATGGCCGATACGGCCAAGCAGAACATGACGATCTTCCTTAACCACAATTACAACGTACCGCAAGACCTTTTTGGCTCCGTAAAGGACGCCCGCGTCGTAAAGCGCTTTGACGCCGAGACCAACTCCGAAGTTTACGACCTTGACATTGACGTCTTGGTGTGCAAAGAAGACGAGAACCCAGAGGCTATGCGCGCCTTTAAGGCTATTAAGCGCGGCGTTAAGCTTGGCTTGTCTATTGGTGCCCGGGTCGACCGTGTTTCAAAGAAGAAGGACGCCAATACCGGCGACGATACATACGTTATTGATTCTGTCAAGCTTATGGAAGCGTCTGTGGTTGGCATCCCGGCCAATCAGCGCTCATACCTTCAGAATGCCCTCAAGAGCCTAAAGGCTGCCGAGCAAGCTGGCGAAGTTGTGGTTAACCGCAAGGCCGAAGGCCTATCCACGGGTGATTTTGTCTCCTGGGGCTCAAGCGGCGGAACGGCTCGGGGGAAAATTGCCCGCGTTGTTCGAGACGGCAAGATTAATGTGCCTGGCTCTGAATTTACAATTACGGGGACCCCAGAGGACCCGGCCGCGCTCATTAGGGTTTACCGAAAGGGCTCTGAGGGCTGGGCTGCAACGGAAACGCTTGTTGGGCACAAATTCTCTACCTTGCGCAAAATTGAAGCGCTTAAGAGCGCTCTAGATTTTGAGGGCCAGGTTGTTACTGTTTTTGACGATTCTGATGGCGACAGCTCGGATGCCGCCGGGACTAATAATTCCTTGGAGGAAACTCCTTCAGGAATTGAATCTGCGGCCAACGAGCCGACAGAGATCGACTCCAGCCCAGCAGTTTCGATTGACGCTGTAGAGGTTGTTGATGAATATGAGCAAAAGGGCGATGTGGATAGTTCCGCTAATTCCTTGCTCGCTGAAGGAGAAACTATCGTGGAAAGTGAAAAGGCCACGCGGGTCACCGTCACTGTCACGCAGAGCGATGACAAGGATAAGGTTAAGCCCGCACAAGAGAACCAGGCCGAAGAGGCCGATGGCGTGGAGGCTGAGGCCGCCGTTGCCAAGTCTGATACTGAGCCCGTAGCGGAACCAGTCGTCGAGGAGCCGGCCGTTGAGCCAGCTGTTGACGAGCCTGCCGCTGACGAGCCTGCCGCTGAAGAGGTCGTTGATCCGGCCATTGAAGTATTGCAGGCCCTTGGGGCTGTCCTTGTTCGTGCAAGCGCCACTGAGCGCGCGCGAATCATTTCTAAGGTCGCTGAGCTCGCCTCTGATGGCGAGCCTGAGGCTGTGGCTGTGGCTGAAGAGCCAACGCCCGAAGTTACGCCTGAGGTTGCGGCGGAGCCAGTTTTGGCCCCTGCGGAGCCTGAGGCGGAGGTTGCTGTCGAAGCTCCGGCTTCTGACGAGGTGACCGCTATCGCCAAGTCTGCGCTAGATGCAGCCTTTGCCGCTCAGCGGGAGGTCGCAGCCGTCAAGGCTCAGTTGACCGAACTGCTTAGCCAGAAGGCCACGGTCGAGGCTGATCTTGCAAAGGCACTTGATGTCGTCGGACGCTTGATGGATCTTCCATCCGGCCGCAAGTCGTATTCAGTTGCTTCAAACAATTCCGGGACGAATGCCCCTTGGCTTTCGCCTGTTATCCAGCGCATGCTGGAAAGTGAGGAGTAAAATCATGAGCGAACTTAACGAAAAGTTGCAGGACGTTCAGAAGGGCCTTGATGCCCTTGCTGATGCCCCGCACCTCGTCGGCCGTGCTGCCGATGAGTCAATCGACGTAGCCGATGCTTATGCTACGCAGCGCGAGCTTCGCAAGAAGTTCTCGAAGATGAGCCGCGCCGACCTCGGCGAGGCCCTTGACATTCAGGCTACCCGCGAAGCGGGCAAGCAGGCTTCGTCCGACATTCTTAACCGCCTTGCGGTTGCGAATCCGAACATTGCCAAGCTGCTCGATGCGAGCGGTGGCGCGGCTCTTATCCGACAGGATCTCGAGCCAATTCTTTACGCCTTGTTCGTAAAGAAGTTCCCATTCTTTGAGCGCATCCGCAAGGAGCCGGCAAACGGCCTCGTGCACGCGTTCAATCAGCAGTCAGCCTTTGGCGATGCAGTCTTCCAGACGGAGACCGGCACCGTTACGGACGACACGAACACCTATGCACGACAGACGACCAACGTGGCCGTTCTGGCGACCCGCCGTGGTATCACCCTAAAGTCGCAGTTTGCGATTACCCAGGGCGGCGCTCCGGGGCAGCAGGGCCTTTCGACTGAGCTTGAGGGTGGCGTAACCGCTATCGCCAAGAAGCTTCAGAAGACCCTCTTCCAGGGCAACTCGACGAACACCACCGGTGTGACCACCAACGAGCTCGGCGCATACGATGCGAACGGGTTTGACGGTCTTCGCAAGCTCCTTGGATCAGCGGCTGGCACTGCCCAGATCGCAACCAAGGGTACTGCTGCTTATCTTAAGACGATCAACGAGAACGTCGCCAGCATCTTGAATGCCGGTGGCAGCCCCTCAGCGATCCTCTGCTCGCCTACGGACTACGCCGGTCTTGTGAACGAAGTAACGAACCTTGTTCGCTACAACGCTCCAGGGCAGTCGGGTAACGTAATGGGTCTTACGCTCGGTTCCGTTGTCACGGCCGCTGGGGAGCTTCCGCTCCTTTCGGTTCCTGGCGACAGCATCGGGAATTATACCGTGAGCTCGGTTGATAGCCGCGACATGTATGTCATCGACGAGTCAGTCTGGTCGATGCCTTACCTTGGTTCGGACTCGATCACCACGCTGGAGATTCCAGTGGGCGTGAACGGTTCCCTTTCCCGTCTTTACATCATGTACTGCATGTACGGTCTTGCAAGCAAGGCCCCTCAGTTCAATGGAAAGATTCGCGTAGCCGTCTAATCTAGGATACCTTCGGGTAAATGAAGAGGGGCGGGGGAGACCCCGTCCCTCTTCTTTTTGGAGTCCACTATGGCAAAACGAAGAAAAAACCGGAAGATTGAGCACCACGAGCTAATGGCAAAGAAGGCAATTGCGTTTGCTATTGCCAACAACCCCTCTTACCTGGTAGAAATTACTTGGGAGTTTGGTAACAAAATTATGCTTTCCGACGATTCGGTTCTTGAGTTTAAGAACGGAAGGGCCAAAGTCCCGCTCGCGCTTCTCTCAGAGGTGGAGCGACACGGGTGCAAGCGCGCCCAATAAAAGGAGAAAACCATGGTTGACCTTAATAGCATTCTTGGAAAGTCCGAAGACAAGTCTGAGGAGAAGGCCGTAGCGGCCGCTGCCCCAGCCGTTGTGGCCCCGGTCGCCGTGGCCCCTGTCGTTTCCACCCCAGTTGTAGCTGCTCCAGTTGGCGACAAGCCAGCAGTTGGCAGTGGCTGGGAAGTTGCCCCAGGCATTTGGCAGATTGTCGTCCCCGTAACGGGCTCGTTCACTCTTCCGGACGGCCGATGGGTTCGTCCAACTGAGCAGGATGGCGTTTCGCGCGCTGCTGTGCCAGTTGAGTGGATTGAATACGTAAAGGCTCTTGGAAAGTAATCGTAGGCGGGACGACGTGGACCGCCGCCATATGAAAGGCGGATCGTAGCAACATGGCAAGTCTTGTCAAAATAGGCGTCCCGAATATTATATCCGACATCTCGGCGTACACCCGTGTAGAAATTGGCCGTGCCAATAACGAAGCGGATGCTACGTCGAGAACGGGTACTTGGAGCTCCATTGGCTATCAGGCCCTAGTTGCAAACGTTGGAACATACGATTACGTCGACAATGACGGCACATCTGTTTCGTGGTATTCCTATCGTTTGAATAACAGCAGCACCGGAGCAAACGGATCATACTCGACCCCAGCCCCTGGCCGACACTTTGGATACCTTGGCGTCAATGAGTTTCGAGAGTACGAACTGGGAGATCTGACAAACCCAGACGGTACAGAGCTTACCGATAATAAGATTCGTCAGGTCATTAAGGTTGCTAGCTCGCTTGTTGACTCTTACGTTGGCTATACGTTTGACCACCGAAGCTCAACAGAGAAGCATCGCTGGGACCAGAAAAGCCGCAGGATTTACCCGGTCCATCGATCTATTATCTCCGTTGAAAACGTAAGGGTTTACGTGAGCGCTCAGCAGTCTGCTGCATTTACAGTTAATGACATTTTCATTAACTCTGATCGCGGATACGTTGAGATCACCTCCCTTGCCAACGTGACCTACTCTCTCTTCCCGGCAATTGTTGCCCTTGGAATGATTGAGCCGGTTGTTGAAATTACCTATACCCATGGGGCGTCAGTTCCCCCGCAGGACATCAAAGATGCGACAGCCCTTATTACTGTTGAGCTTTTGGCCCGCGACAGCCTTGCCAAGCAGGGCCTCCAGGCAATTAGCCGCCTCCGCGTCGGCGAGATGGAAATCTACTCTAACGAGGCTGGCCAGGGTGGCTCACGAGCAAAGAGAGACCCAGCTGCTGCAATCCCATTGGCAGCAACCATGCTGCTAGATCAATACATCAGGCCGGTTATTAAATGATTCCAGGCTTCAACAAGATTATCTCGCTTACCCGACCAGGCCTTACCGGGCAGGACTCAATTGGAAGTCCGGTAATTACTAATGCTGCTGTCTGGACAAAGAACGGTCATTACCAGCAGGCATACCACCAGGAGAACATTGGCCCAACTGGGCGCTCGGTAAAAGACGTGTACAAGTTCTGGCTGCCGTTTGCTCGAGGCGAATACCGGCCGCAGGTCAACGACATTCTTACGGTTGACGGAAAGAGCTTCTCCGTCGTTGAGACTGGCCAGGAGGCTTTGAACCATCACCTTCTAGTGGTAGCAAGGATTACTGAATAATATGGCAAAAGGTGAAGTTACTTTTAATATCAAATCGGCAGAAGAAAGTCTAAGGAACGTTAGGAAGGTTCTCGCGGAGTCAACAAAAGAACTAGAGCCTGCATTTGCGGGTGCCGCCGTCAAGATCGTTACTGATGCGGTATATGGTGGCCCATCAAGCCTTGCCGGAATGGCCTCCGACCTTGCCCCGGTTGACACTGGCGCACTGGTTGCCGGTCTTGAGTCTCCAGACTCCAATGAATCGTTTGATAAGGGCAGAACATCGCAAAGCGTGTTCTCTGTTTCCCCTATGGGCAAACGTGGCGTTCAATATGTTTCCGTGACATATGG